CGTATTTACACGAAAAAATAGCAAAATGCCAACGATAAGTGGAATATATAAAATATAATCGATTAAAAAACCAATGAAGATTTATATTGGGAGTGCAGTTAATATATTTACGAGATGGAGTCGCCATATGTCAGATTTAAGATTTAAAAGACATTCAAATATAAAACTCCAGAATCATTACAATAAATATGGTGAAATAGATTTACAATTTTCTATCTTACTCGGATGTAATAAAGAAGACTTAATTAAAATAGAACAATATTTTATTGATATATATAATCCGCTATTTAACATAAACTTAATTGCTGGTAGTAGTTTAGGCCGTAAATGGAAATTATTAAAAAAAAGGAAATCTCCACCCCCAAGGCCACAAGCAATTAGGGACAAAATAAGACTTAGTAATTTAGGGAAGAAGCATAAAATTACTAAACCAGCATGGAATAAAGGGCTTAGTAAAGAAACTGATCATAGAGTTAATAATCACAGTAAGTCAATGAAAGGGAAAAAATACAATGTGTCCAACCATAAACCTCGGCAAACGTAAAAATCCTGACAAGACAATCGCATTGAAGCGTCATCAGGATATTTACCAGGATAAGCGATGGAAGCGGGTTAGGGCTGCAAAGTTCCGCAATAACCCGTTATGTGAAGATTGTCTGCATGAAACACCGGCCAGAGTAACACAAACTGAGGAAGTTCATCATAATATTGACATAGATACTGCCCCGGAGATGGCTTTTGATTATGATAACCTTGTAAGCTTATGCATTGAACATCATAAATTAAGACATAGAAAATGAAAAAATTAATCGGTTTGTTATTGTTAGTTGCGCTGTTCTCCTGTGAGAAAAGTATCTATGATTGCTATGTATGTAAGACTTATTTGCATACTGAAGAGTTATCTTCCGTTGTTACCTGCGGGATGACTGAGGAAAATATATCAGACTTCCGTATGGGTATGGAAATTGAGGCGCAATGTATTGTCGGAATGGATGCGAAAGTTGAATGTAAAATAAAATAGTTATGGAACGGATTTGTAAGAAATGTGGAGAGCCTCAGTCGATAGAGATGTTTTGTAATCCATCATGTAAAGATGGAATTGGATTTATTTGTAAGGGTTGTAAAAATAAAAACAGAAGAGAATGGTATAGAAAACGGGTTGAATTAGAACCAAGCTATAGAATAAATATTAACAAAAGGATGAGGCGATATAGAAATACATCAGATGTTTATAAAAAACGTCGCGAATCACTTAAAGAATTCAAAAGTAAATATGATAAAGAGAGGCTTGCGGGAATAAGCAAAGAGGCAAGACAGGAATACGCTCGTAATTATTATATTCGAAATAAAGAAGAGAAAATAAGAAAAGCTGCCAGTTATTATAAATTGAATAAAGGGAAAAGGTTAGAGTATGCTCGTAATAGGATTATAAGTTTAGGCGATGCTTATATAGTTAATCGCTTAGAAAATAAATTTAAATTAAAAGGGAATACAATAAAACAAAATCCTGAATTAATAAAAGTTTATAGAAATTGTTTAAAAATAAAGCGTTTAATTAAAAATCAAAAATGAACCCAATGAAAACAGTAACAGATTTAAGAAATGATTTGCTTGACGTTTATGAAAAAACAAAAGCAGGGACTATTGATGTGAAGGTAGCTTCCGAACTTGCAAATAATGCAGGTAAGATAATTAAGACTGCCGCACTTGAGTTGGCATATAACCAATTCACGAAGCAATCCGATAAGAAAATTAAATTTCTTGAAGGATAGTCAAAATTAACTCTGGACATTTGACGAATATGCCGGGGTCCTGGACGCAGGTTAGCCTCTGAGAAATCAGGGGCTTTTTTATTTGTTAATAACTATTTATGAGTATTAAGATATTAAACTCTTTTAATATTTAACTTTGTATGCATAAAATGACCTCATGGTCGATAAGTTGGATCAGTATATTACTGACATTCAATCTGGTACAATCCCCTCAGGCGTTCATCTACGGAACGCTGTTACCCGCTTCACCTCCGATTTAAAGTCTGACAAATGGACATTTGACGAAGCGGCAGTCAATAAAGTAATCAAGTTTATATCTAAGTTAAAGCACTTTACGGGCCGACATGCCGGTAAATACTTTGTACTTGAGCCCTGGCAGGTGTTCATAATTGCGAACATTTACGGTTTTTATAATCCTGACGGGTCCCGAAGGTTTCAAACCTGTTACTTAGAGATGTCCCGTAAACAAGGTAAAACGGCACTGGCTGCGGCACTAAGTCTCTATGGGTTGTTTGCCGATAGTGAAGCGGCGGCGGAAGTTCTACTGGCTGCAAACTCAAAGGATCAGGCAAAGATTGCATTTAACCTTGTACATGGTTTCGCTAATGCTTTCGATCCAAAAGAAAAAAAGATTAAACGTTATCGGGTGGATATTGTTCTAAGGGATCGGCCGGGATTTATAAAATGTCTGGCTTCGGACAGTGACAAACTTGACGGGTATAACTGTTCCCTCGGAATAGTTGACGAGTATCACAGCGCACCGGACAGTAAGGTCAGGGACGTTATCCGGTCATCTCAGGGTATGAGGGTTAATCCGTTACTGATAACAATTACGACTGCCGGATTTGATAAGTCGCTTCCGTGCTTTGAGCTTCGAACGGTTTGCTCAGAGATCATTGCCGGGGTTAAACAAGATGATTCATTCTTTGGTGTTATTTACTCGCTGGACGAAAAGGACGACTGGAAAGATCCTGCCGTATGGGTTAAATCAAATCCAAATCTTGGCATTACTGTTAATACCGATTTCCTGAAACAGCAAGTTCAGCAAGCGATAAACTCTCCTGGCGATGAGGTAGGTGTTAAAACTAAAAACCTTAACGTCTGGTGCGATTCTGCAACTACGTGGATTCCGGATGAATATATTATCAGGGCTTCACAAAAGCTGAATATGGCAGATTTTAAGGGGGAGGATTGTTATATCGGAGTGGATTTGGCTTCAAACGTAGACTTAACGGCTGTTAGTTACCTCTTTGTTAAGGATGACAAGTATAATTTTATCATTGATTATTACATTCCGAAAGAAACTCTGAAAACCAGAAATCTTCATGCCGACAAAGAAATGTATAAGGAATGGGTAACGCATAAATACCTGAAAACTACTGCCGGTAATGTTACCGATTACGATTACATCACAAAAGACATTATTTCGATTGATGAAACGAATAGTATAGTCAAAATTTACTACGATAAGTACAATTCTACGCAGTGGGCTATTCAGTGTACTGATGAGCGTCTGCCGATTGAACCATTCAGTCAGACAATCGGAAACTTTAACGGCTGCACAAAAGAGTTTGAACGTCTTATACTTGGAGGTCATGTTATTATTGATGACAATCCTATTACCCGGTACTGCCTGCGAAACGTGGAACTGAGGTATGATATGAATGGGAATGCAAAGCCGAATAAGGCTATGGAAAAGAAAAAAATAGATGGTGTTATTGCATCATTACAGGCATTAGCGGCATATATAGCCGAGGGACGTAATGTAGGTACGGCAATTTATTAAACTATGGAGAAACAAGATATTATAACACGGGCCTTAAATTTTCTGGGATTAGAACGCCGAAGTATAACCGTGGGGCCGACTAATTCACTGGGGCTTCCGTACGGGTTTAATACTACTTCGATTGCAATATATAACTCGCTGCTTTTATCTGCCGTTTATCGCTGTGTAGAAGTTATTTCTGATGCTATTGCCTCGCAAACATGGGAATATCTGAACTATACCGATAAGGATGGCTGGTCTTCTGATCCATTTAACCAGGTTGCTTACATGCTGAATAATGAGCCACACCCTGCAATGTCACGGTTTACAATGATGAAAACTCTGGTTGCGAAAGTTTTACTCGAGGGGAATGGCTATTTGATTATTGACCGGGAATACGATATGGGTGATCCGAAACGATTAACACTGGTTAATGGCAATGTTAAGATCTTCCAGAATGCTGACGGGACGTTATATTATGAAGTCGGTAATGAAGGAAATACCCGAAAAGTGGACGGGCAGGACATGATTCATGTTATAAATTATAGTTATGACGGGATAACGGGTGTTTCTACGCTTCGGCATGCGCTTAATACGCTCGGACTTGCAGCGGCAAGCGAATCAACAGCAACTGGGTTCTTTTTGTCGGGTGCAAATATGGCAGGGATACTTCAGACCGAAGGGAAGCTGACAAAAGAAAAAGCGCAGGCAATTAAAGATTCATGGTCGGCTGCATTTAATATAACATCCGGTCAACCGGGCGGAATTGCGGTTATGGAGTCTGGTTTGGAGTTTATTCCGGTTACAATCAATCCAAAAGATGCTCAAATGCTTGAAACAAGACAGTTTAACGTCGTGGAAATATGCCGTTTTTTCGGCGTTCACCCGTCAAAAGTGTTTGATAATGCAAACCTGACTTATTCAAATATTGAAAGTTTCCAGTTAGGATTTTTGACCGACACGATAAGTCCGTGGGACTCAAAGATTGAAGCGGAGTTTAACCGGAAGTTACTGAGGCCGGGAAAGCGGCTAAAAACCCGTTTAAACCTGAATATTGATGATTTACTGCGTGCAAATATGGATAGTACGGCTAATTATGTCAGTAAAATGTTCCAATGTGGGGGGTATACAGTTAATGAATTACGTGCGAAGATAGGACAGCCAAAAGTAAAAGGGGGAGATAAGGCTTATGCTCCCATGAACCTGATTCCGGTGGATGCACCGATAACACAAAATAAACAAGTTGACAAAAACATTAAAGTTGGAAATAATGGAGAAGGAAATTAGAACAATACCTCAGGATGACGCAGAGGTCAGAATAGTACCTGATTCCCGTAAAGTTGAGGGATTAGGTATAGTTTTTAACAAACTTTCCGAGGATCTTGGCGGGATGCGTGAAATAATTCTACCCGGCGCAGCTGATGGAATGATTGAAAAATCAGATGTTATGGCACTTTTGAATCATAATCGCGATAAAGGGATACTTGCCAGAAGTAAACAGGGAAGGGGAAGTATGAAGCTGGAAATCACAAAAAGGGGTGTTCAATATTCATTTGAGGCTCCGAAATATCCGCTTGGAGATGAATTGATCGAAGGCATTAAGCGTGGTGATATTGAAGGAAGTTCATTTGGATTCACTGTTGCGGAGGAGGAGTGGGATTGGAAAAGTAAGCCAGTACCGACAAGAACAATTAAAAAGTTTGATCAATTATATGATATGTCCCCTTGTTACACCCCTGCATATAATGATACGACAGTAGCGCTGAGAAATTTGGATAAGCTCAAAAATGAGGTTACAGAACCGGAACAAAAGGCTGAGGAAATTGAAACTAAGCCAGCGACAGAGGAACCTGTCGTTGTGCCGATAGTCGAAAGGACTGAGCCAGAAGTGAAGGTTGAAAAGCCGAAAATAGAGCAACGAAATATTAATAATTTAAAAACTAATAAAATGACATTAACAGAATTAAGAGACTTGAGGGCAAAGGCCGTAGAGGAAAACGAGAAGATCTTTGAGATCAAAAACAATGAAAACAGGGTTATGACCGAACAGGAAGAGGGGATTACTGCGGCAAATAACCAACGGATTAAAGAATATGACCTTGAAATTGAGACCGAATCAAGGAAAGTGAGCCGGGGAACAACATTTCATGGCCCGTATATTAACATTCCGAAAGAGATAGAGCCATTTTCACTTATGGCAGCTATAAGGGCAAAAGTGGAACAGCGTGAAATGCCGGCTGCGGCCCGAAATCTGTTTGTTCATGGCAGGGAATCATTCAGGCGTGCCGGTGTAAATACAGACGGGGATATAGTCCTCCCGTTTGAGATGCGTTCCGATGAATTACAGTCAGGTGTTCAATATCTTGGTCAGGAAATGGTTCCTGAAGATAAAAGACCAATACTCCCGCCTCTGTGGAATCAGCTTGTATTTAGTCAGGCCGGAGCAACTTTTTTGACAGGATTAACCGGTACTGTCAGTATTCCATCTTTCAGTGATGCAACAATAGCATGGAAGGGTGAGATTGCTGCCGCTGTAACTGCTGGGATAACAACCAGTGAGGTTCTTTTATCTCCGAAACGGCTTACAGCATTCATGGAGGTATCAAAATTATTCCTTATTCAAAGTGGCCCGGCTGCTGAACGCATGCTGATGGATATTATATCCGGTGCAACTGCACGGAAACTTGAGTCAACCATTCTTGGAGTTGCTGCAGGATCTTCAACACAACCTCAGGGAATGGGTTACAAGATTACAACCGGGCTGGATACAAAAGCAAATGCAGTAGTTCCGACTTATGCAACTCTGGTAGGACTGGAATCATCAATTGATGCTAACAACGCATTGGTTGGGAACTTAGCATACATAACAAATGCCGGAGGTCGTGGGATATTGAAGAGTCTTGATAAAGGTGTTAATAACGACACCGGAGATATGCTTGCAAGTGAAACCAATATGGTCAACGGTTATAGGTTGCTTGTTACTAATGGAGCTTCAGCCATTGCTGGTGATGACGATACTGGTGATCTTCTGGTATTTGGTAATTGGAAAGACTTGGTTATTGGTCAGTGGGGAGGTTACGACATAACCGTAGATCCTTATACTGCTGCAAAAAATGGCATGGTTGTTTTAACAATCAATGCTTATTTTGATGCAAAAGGACTTCGCGGAACTGCCGCAACTGATAATCATGCTGCAACTGATGCCGATGATTATGCAATCAGCTTTGCTTCAACAGCAATAAAAATTTCGTAAATTGATTTAATTGGGAGGGGTGAAATTCCCCTTCCAATTATTAAAATGAAAATAGGACTTTTAACAATATCGCACAATAGACCTCGGATAGATAAATGTTTTTGTCTTATGGTAGATCGTTTAAGAAATGATTACCCTGATCTGTTTTTACCTGTTTGTGTGGTATCGTTGAAAGAGGATAAAAAGGTTTTTGAGGAGCATGGTATTGAAACTCATTTGTATAAAAATAACCCGGTAGGTGAAAAACATAACTACGGTATAAAGCAATTACAAGGCAGATGCAGTCATGTATTGCACTTAGGATCGGATAATATTATAAACAATGCATACGTAGATCAGATAATAAAGTATGCTGATAATGATTATGTGTGGGGAATGGGCATGATCTTTTATGCTGCCTATTCTATGAAAGCCAGGTATTGGGAACTGTCAAATACAAATATAGGCGGCCCGGGTAAATTATTATCTGCTGAATTACTCGATAAAGTTGACTGGCATATATGGGATGATAATCTTGACCGTAATCTGGATGGTAGTTGTTATAAGATATTAGATCCTCATATAAAATCAAAACGCAGATTTCTTAATAAAGCTGCCGGAGCAATAATTGTAGACATTAAAAGTGAAGTAAATATTCATCCCTTTCAGATGTTTATCAATAATGGCACAATGCTCGATCCAGAATATATGTACAAACGATTATCACAAGTTGAAGTTGAATATTTACAATCTTTAAATTAAATACAATGGCAAAAAAGAAACATTTATTTTCGTGGCAGGGTTTCTGGGATAACGAATGTATTTCCGCAGTAATTGCGAATGCCTTACCGGCAGCGATAGTTATGACCTTTCGGACAATGAAACCCTTTACCCGTGCGGTTGCCGGGGAATTTACGCTAACCGGCACGGCGAAAACAATAGATACTGTTACTATTGATTTACCCGGAAAAACTATTTCAATAACAGTAACTGTCCCTTATGCGTTCGGGAATACCTGCAATGTGGTGTTTAATCCGACACTTAAAGGAGCAACTGTGACGAAAGCGGTAATAAATAACGTTGAGGAATAATGAGCGTGTACATTACACTTGACGAAGCTAAGGCCCATTGCAGGGTAGATTTTGCAGATGACGACACTTATTTGCAGTCACTTTGCGATATGGTCGAAGCTTTGGTGTTAATGGAAATTGAGGGATCAGTTGACGGGGCGGGTACTGTCACAACTGCCGGGACAGTTGCGCTTATTGGGGAAGATACAGAATTCACCAGTTACACGGTTGGGGATACCATAAAAGTTGAAGGGGAAACACTCCGGACTATTGCGACAATTACTGATGATACTCACCTTACTGTTACGGTTGCGTTTACGACTTCGCTTGCTGAATTGACTTATACGATGCATCCCGGAATACCTTCTCCAATACCGGCAGAGCTGAAACATGCAATGTTACTTATGGTTGGTCATTATTATTTAATCCGGGAACCGGTTTTAGTTGGTGTATCTGCAAGTGAAATACCGTTTGGGTATAAATTTTTAATTCATGCACACAAAAATTGGACAATAATATGAAAACAGGAATTTACATTTTAAAATCAAAAGTCCTTCCGGATCGGTCTTTTATCTTCCGGGCAGTTGATGAAAAGCTCACGGTTATAATGCATTTAGCATTACTGAAAGACGGGGCGCATCCTTCCGAAAGACTTCAGGCGCATTACAACAAATATGGTGCGGACGATCTTTCAGTCAGCCTTTTATTTGTCTGCAATAAATTTGAATTGAAACAGAAAGAGGAGCATTTTATTGAACGGTTCAAACCGTATTTCAACGGTACTGATCCGGTTAAGGGAAAGAAACTAATTAAGGTACTTGTTGAGGATGTTGAAAAGGAGCCTGATGTAGTAATTGAAAATGCTATAATTGAACCTCCTGAAGTTGAGAAAGCAATAATTCCCGAACCGAAGAAAACCAGGAAACCGAGGGTAAAGAAGAAAACGAAATAATGGAAGTAACGGTTGATACCAGCCAGATAAAAGTCTTACAGGATTTTTTCGATGATCTTTCACGACAGGATCAGAAGAAAATCTTTACTCATGGTTATCGGCGTGCGGCTCGTCCGTTGGTCGCAATGGCAAAAGTTACTGCACCAATAGGGCGGCCAAGAATGATAAAAGGTAAATTGCACATGCCAGGTACATTAATGCGGTCGGTCGGTACTATTGAGGTTCCTGACGAGGTTGCTATTTTGGTTGGTGCAAAGTTGTCCGGGGCAAATAAGGGCTGGTATGGTAGGTTTATAGAAGGCGGCACAAAAGTCAGATTTAGAAATAGGAAAAATAAAAATGGCGGGACTACTGGCCGAATGACAGCTTCGCACTGGTTTGAAAACGCTTACAATGCAACCGAAAAGCAGGTATATGATTCCATTGATTATGAATGGTATAAAGCTATTGATATGTGTATCACACGGGTAAATAGGAGGTTGAAATGATAGGCAAAGTAATTAAATCGCTTCTTATTGCTAATGCTGACTTACTCGCACTGGTTCCGGAGGCTTCAATATTCCCCTATGTGTTGAATGAAAATACTGCACTTCCGGCAATTATGTACATGATCGACGGATCAAGTCCGGAATACACTAAAGATGGGTGGGCTTATGATGAAGTTTCGTTTAGTGTTATTTCAATGTCAGAGAATTATAACACGTTGCAGGATATAGTTATTCAGGTACGGGATGCTCTGGAATGGAAGCGTGGAGATTTTGATGACATAACAATTGAGTGGATTCGAGTATCAGGATTATCAGAAGGATTTAACCTCACGGAGAATGTTTTTATGAATCGTTTAAGTTTTACAGTCAATATGAAGAGTTATTAACCAATTTAAAATTAAATAAAATGGCAGTTGTAATTAATGGGTCGGACATATTTGTTTACATTGATGGTGCAAAGGTTGCAAATGCAACTTCTCACACCCTGACAATCAATATGGCGACAAGGGATACCAGTAATAAAGACACTGGTATATTTAACACTAAAGACGTTGGAAGGATGGACGTTTCGGCCACTTCCGATGCTTTGGTTGTGTATGCTGATCTTGCCACTATTCTGGCAGCTTACATGGCACGTACACCCGTCACACTTCACTTTGCGGAAAATGCTGCGGGTAGCCCGAATACAAGTAAGTTTTATGCAACGGGCGAGTTTGTAATTACCTCAATGGATATTAACGCCGGTGATCAGGAAAATGCTTCTTACAGTGTATCATTTGATCATTACAGCGGATTTACCTGGTCTGGTGAAACTACTCTGGTTGTGGGTGCCATTGGTACAAATTGTTCAGCAAATGCAGCTGATGATGGGTTTGTTGCTTGTTTCCCCAAAGGAGGGACGGCTCCTTATACCTTCTCATGGGATACAACTCCGGCAACAATCACACAGTCAATGACAGACCTAGCTCCTGATACTTATACGGTAACGGTGACAGATGCAGTTGCAGCGACAGCTACGGCAACAATAACAATAACAGAACCTGACGCATGATAAAGCCACTCGAAATCCAAAAAGTCAAATTCGGCGATAAGGAATTTATTATTGCTTATAGTAACCGTGCTTTATTTGCTCACCTCCGGCGGATTGAGGAACAGCCGAATAATAATGAGATCGTAGTAAATTATTACTATGATCTTTGTAAGGCCGGGGCAACATTTGAGGGAAAGGATTTTATGTACACCTTCAATGAGTTTTACGATGCTATTGATAACTACCCTGATGCACTTCTGAAGTTTGCTGAAGCCGTAACGAGGTTGATGCCTTCTGATGATAAAAAAAAATAGAAGGCAAGATTGATTTTGATCAGATTTACGGGTATTGCGTAGGGGTTGCAGGAATAGATCCGGAATATTTTTGGGATCGGATGAGTCAGGATGAAGTTGCGGCAATTTGTAAGGCACGGAATGAAGCTGATAAGATGGGATGGGAGCAAGCGAGGTTAATATGCTTTTATAACATTATCGCAATGAACGGCACAAAGACATTTAAGAAACCATCTGATCTATTCGGTTTTGAATGGGATAAAAAAAGTAAGAAGTAATGGCAAAGCGTGGAATAAGTGTAGGCGTTGAAATTACAGGATCTGCAAAAGGTTTTAAAGCTTCTGCCGAGGCTGCTGCTCAGGCTACTGCCAGAATGAACCAGAAAGTTAAAGCTCATTCTACTGCTATTAAAAATGCCTTTGTTGGGATTGGTGGCGCTATGGCTGCTGCGTTTAGTGTTCGGGCTATTGCTAATTTTTCAAAAGAAGCGATGAAGTTATCTGCTTCAATGGAAGGGATAAAAAAGGGTTTTGATCAGATCGGAAATAAAGGACTTCTTGAGGATTTACGGAAAGCTACGCATGGAACTGTAACGGATATGCAGTTAATGGCAACTGCTGTAAAGGCTTCAAACTTTCAAATCCCGTTACAGGATCTTGCAAAATTACTTGAGTTCGCTTCTGCCCGTGCTATTCAAACCGGTCAGTCAGTAGATTATTTGACTGAAAGTATCATTATGGGTATCGGGCGCAAATCTCCGCTTATACTTGATAACTTGGGTATCTCTGCCGTTCGTCTGCGTGAAGTATTAAAGGGTGCCGGGGCCGAGGTGTCGACTGTTGCGGATATTGCGGCAGCGGTCGGAAAGATTGCTGCTGATGAGCTGGCTAAAATGGGAGGTATGGCCGAAACTACTGCCGTTAAATTTCAGCAATTTACCGTAGTTGCTGAGGAACTTAAAACAGCATGGGGGAATTATTTGAATCAGAATGAACTGATTAAAAAATTACTCGAAGGCACAAAAGAGACATTAACAAGACTTTCTGATCCGGAATTAAACTTCTGGCAAAAATTAATGTGGAGTGGTAAAAAGTACGAGGAATGGGCATCAAAAGGTAAGCCAGGTAAGAATACCGGGATGTCAGTAGGCGGCTTTGAGGACTTAATAAAGTTAGGTGCCGGCAAGGGTAAGTCAAGTATAAATAATGTTATTCCAGAGCCAGTTATCGGGCCGTATGACGAAATGGTTCAAAAGATTAAAGAGGGCGCGGAAGAGTCCCGTAAAATGGCCGAAGCATGGAAGATTATTCATAAAGAAATAGCGGGGACAGGTATAACAAAAGGAGGATTAACTCCCGGAATGCCGACGGTTGGAACTGGCCTTCCCGGAGCGTCCGGTCTGGCTGGTGCACCAAAGTCATCTATTGAAGAAATGACAGGAGGACTTGAGGCTCAATTAAATATGGTTAATAATTTGAATGGTTCGCTCACGGATATGTTTATGAATGCAGACAGGGGATTCCGGGGAATGGCCGATTCGCTGATTCAAAGTATTAAACGTATTGCCGCTGAACTGGCTGCAAAGGCTGCATTATTTGCAATCCTCAAAGTATTATTTCCTGGACTGTTTATTGAAATGGATTTATTCAAGGCGGGTTCATTCGGCAAGTTCGTTACAGGCGGGTTAATCGGCGGTAAGTCCCTGGCAATGGGATCACAGAATATTAACGTCGGCGGCCAATTTAAACTAAAAGGTGGCGATGCTTATGCAATGGTCGGAAGATATGGTAATATGTTAAACGGATCAACATAATGGCATGGGATTGTAAATATGAAACTGAATTTACTGACATTCTTGGACTTGATTGGAAAATTGAGGTTGAGGATGAGACGGCTCATTCCGGTGATCCTGCTGTTATGCAGTTATCCGGCAGCCCGTTATCAATAGCTCATTTAAGTAATTCAGATCATATCTTTGATAGTCCCATTAAAGGTAGTAAAATTGACTTCACCGTTGAATCAACTAACTTCCAATACATTGATTTTTACACAACTGAAGATTTAAGGTGGAGAATATCTATTTATCATTCTGGTAGTACACTTTACTGGCGTGGGTATATATTAACAGATAATTATTCTGAGCCTTATGATTCAGAAAATTTTAGTGTAACAATTTCCGCATCGGACGGGTTAGGTTACCTGAAAAATTATCTTTACAAGTATCAAACTACTGATCCTGATGATACTTATTATTCAGACCGGCGGCTGGAATCTCAAATCATTCTTGACATACTTGGTAAAATAGGATATACAAGTTTTACGGAGTATGTTAATTTGTATGAGGAATCAATGACAGCGACTTCCGGTTATTCTCCGTTTGATCAGATAAAAATTGATGCAGATCTATTCCGGGATATGTACTGTTACGATGTACTCGAAGCAATCCTCCGAAAGTATAACGCCGTTATCCGGGTCATTGCAGGACAGCCTACAATTTACCGTCCTGTTGAGCTTGCCGGATCAACTGTTTACGGCAGGATATTTACCGGGCCAGCGACAAAGAGTTCAACTACATTAACTCCGGCGCAGTACATAAGTCGTAGGGGTGCAATAACTAATTTGCGGGATATTAACGGTGGAACGTTAATGATACAAGCGCCGGCAAAATTAGTAACACTCTTTCAGGATTACGGTTATAAGGAAAGTTGGATTGATAATTATCAGTTTAAAGGCAATACATTTAATGAATCTGATAATAAATTTGCAGACTGGACATATACAAGTGGGGGAATAATGCCAGTCCTTCATACATTAAAAGGAGAGTCTGACGGCATTGTACTGACTGCCACAACCGGAGGCCCTGGAGCTAATCCGATACTTTATCAATCATTTGGGAATTATGCAGTAAGTACAAGTGATGTTTTTATTCTTGAGTTTGAATATTTCTTTGCCAGCCTGATAGATGCTCAGGACGTTTCATTTAAAATCAGAATTAAAGCAGATGGGTCAAGTCATTATCTTTACCCCTTTGATGATATTGAAGCTAAATGGAATGGATCTGCAGATTATGTTGACTTAACAGAATCTATCGGGGCGGTGGTTACGGATTGGACGACATTCAAACGTTCAATTACCGGATTGCCGACGGCTGGAT